GCCGCGCGGACCGCCGAAATAACCGCCCCAGCGAAACTGATCCGCCAGCTCCGGATATTTCTCGAGCTGCACCTGCCGCGCCGTCTGGGCGAACTGTTCGTAGGCCCGGAAGGTCGAAGGGTCCTGGTAGTTGCCGAGCACCTTGCCAGAGGCGAGATCGGTCAGACGGACGTCGGTTGCCAGACCCTTGCCGTGAAAACGTGGGTCGCCGGCGCGAAAGCCGGAGAAAGCGTCGACCTTGTAGCCGCCGAAGCGTTCCGCCGCCGTCGACAGAATATCGGTCAGCCGCGCGTCGACGCCTGACTTGTAGTTGCCGACCATGCCCATGGCGGTGCCAAGCGTGCCGACTGGGGCGCCAAGAGCGGCGCGTGTCACAGCGCCGGCGGCGTAGTTATCGTTGGCTGCGCCGAGGCCGCCAGACGCGGCGGCTAGCGCGCCGCCGCCGAGGATGCCACCCAGCAGCGAGCCGCCAGCACCGGAGCCCGTGCTGGACAGCCCGCCGACGAGCCAGTTCGCAAGCTGGTCGAACAGATGCTCGAGCTGCTTGTTCATCGAGTTCATGAGCGCTTGCTGGATCGATGCTCCCAGCGCCTTGCCGATGTTGCCGCCATTGCGCGTCAATTCGGTCTGGAACGTCGTCAGGAAATCCTTGATCGCGGCGCGCCGCTGCTCGATTGACGCCGTGTCGCGCATGTACTGCGCCTCGTCGGAATCCATGCCAAGGCCGGTGCCGCGCAGGCGCGAGGCAATCTGCTGGTCCTCAGGCGAGCGAGTGATCTGGTCGCGCTCGAACTGGAGGTCGCGGCGAAGGTTGAGCCGAGCGGAGATCTCGGCGAGCCTTCCGAGCTCATCGGCCGTTCGCTTGATAGCGTCTATTTCGGCCTGGCTGGCGTTCACACCGCGACGCGCGGCCTCCTCGCGCAACTTGGCGATTTCGGCATATTCGTAGCGCAGCCTCGCGGCCTCGCCGGTGGTGGCGCCGATGAGGCTGATTTCCTCGCGAGCGGCGGCAATGCTGCGCGCCTGCCCGCGCTCACGCTCCGTCTGGGCATTCCGCCGCTCGGCGTCCTGCCGCGCCCGCTCAGTCTCCACGGCGCGGTTTACGCGAGCCTCGAGGCCTCCATCCTTGTCGCCATCCTGCCGGGAGCGGGCTCGCACCTGGGCCTCGATCGCGGCAAGCTTTTCAGCGTTGGTCCGCGCGGCGATCATCTGCAACTCGGCGTCGTGCCGCTGGCCGAGTTGCAGCGTCTGGCCGGCGCGCTGATTGACGTACTCCTTCAGGGAGCGGAGGTCGACAAGGCCTGGGCGGTCCGTAAGAAAGTTCAGCCGCTTGATGCGTTCTTCCAGTTCGCTTGCCTTTTCGGCGAGATTGACCATTTCCCTGCCCGCGAGGATGGCTTCATCCGCGATCTTCTGCAGGCCCTGCTGCTTGCCGATCTTCTCGACCTCGGCGTTGAAGGTAGCCAACCCGTCGGGTCCGGCCACCTTCAGCTTGTTGATCGGATCCGCGAAAGCGGCAAACTTGCCGCCCACCTCAAAGGCAGCGGCACCCAACGTCTTCACCGCGTCCGCCGTCGCGCGCAGCGCGGTCGGATTGCGCGACGAGCCGGCCAGCGCATCGAATGTCCGCTCGACACTGGTGTTGAACGCGTCGAGATCGCCCTTGCCGTCCCGCATGCGTTGAAGGAGGTCGGTGACCGCGCTGCCGAATTGGCGCTGGTCGCCGCCCAAACTCTGCAAACTCTTGATCGCGGCCATGCCGTTGGTGCGGCCCGTGATGGCGCCTGTCCAGCCTGCGCCGGTGAGATCGTCGAGCAACGGCGACATCTGAGAGCGCATCAGGGCGTCGATCGATGCCTTGTCGCTCCGCGCCGACGCGTCCGTGAAGGCAAAGCCGCCAACCGTCCCGACGCGCTGCGATGCCTCGGCCAGGTCTCCATACTGTTGCTTGAGCAGGCGAAGCGTCTCGCTGTGCCCCTTCATCACCTCGTCGAGCGATTTGACATGACCGCGCGACGTCATCGCATAGACGCCGACACCAATGACGGCGGCTGCGAGCAACCCGCCAATGCCGAGCGCGACCGGCCCGAGGCCTTTCATCGCCGCGATCAGCCCCTGCTCCCCCGACATGGCGTAGGACAGGTGGTTCATCTGCCCAATCGCTGCCTGGGTTACCGGAATGCCGAGCATGAGCTGCTCGCTGACAGAGCGGACAGAATGAAAGAGCGCCGCCTGCTGGGTCGCACCCAACCGCGCGGCTTCCGTGTGCCCCGCTATCGCCTTCTCGGCACTGTTGGAGTTGGCGGCAAGCACGATGGCCGCCCTGCCGGCCTCCCCCTGCCCCGCGGCGAACAGGCGAGCCGCCTCCGACGACACGCCCAGGCGCTTCTGCATTCCGGCGATCGCAACGTCATACTGCTCGGCGGATATCCTGCCCTGGTCGACCGCCTTGTTGAGCGTGCGCATGCCGTTCTCGAACTTAGCGGCCGTGCCGTAGCCATCCACATAGGTACGCAGCAGCCGCGAAAGGCCGGAGTTGTCGGAGATCTTGACGTTGGCTTCCGAGGCCGCCTGCCCGACCTCGCGCGCGGAAGCGGCCATAGCCTTGTCGGCGGCGACCTTCTCCTGGGCGCCGGCGACGTATTTCGAGGGATCAAGCTCCGGCGCGACCCGCAGCGTGGAGAGTTGAACGGTCAAGATGCCTTTTCCCTAGCTTTCTTGTCCTGCTCGTCGGCGGCGACAAGCCATTCGTCGTCGATCACGCGCATGAAGGTGCGGAACAACCTGAAATCATCGTCCGTGACGCCATGGTCGCGCGCATATTGGCTTATCGCGACGTAGCCAATTGGTGTTTCGCCGCCGAACGCGCCGTAGACGCGATCGAAGCGCAGCGCTTCCCAAGCTTCGAAATAGAACTCACGCCAGGGCTCCGGCTCGACATAGTCGTCACCGGCAGGATAGGCCGCTCGCTGTATCCATTCGACATCGGGATTGTCTGCCGCGAGCGCCTCGAGCCAAGCCCGATCGGCGGCCGTCTGGCCTTGCCGCTTCAGGCGCTCGCGGAAGGCCTTACGGAGTTTTTTGCTTCGTCCTCGACGAATTCCAACTCCAGTTCGGAGACGCGGGCGGCGCAATGCTCCACCGCAGTCACCACGTCGCGATAGGCGGGGTCGGTGAGCGTCTGCAGGGCGACATCACGATCGTAATCGACGTCAAGCCCCCGCCAGCCATGCAGGATATGCTGGGCGAACAGCTTGCCGAGTGCCGGCAGGAGCACCTCACGCGGAACCGGCTTGCCTTTGTATTGCCGGGCAAACCGCTGCATCATCATGTCGCGCGCCGTGACGTAGGCAGGTTTCTGCAAAGACGACACCAGGAAGGCAACACCCGGCCAGTCGGGGTAGTCGATCCAATCGCCCTTCTCCTCGCGATCGAGGTCAGCCTTCAGCGAGGCCAGCTTGATGGTCATGGTCATGTCCTTTGTCGGAAGGGGTGCGGAGCGGCGCCGACACGCCGCCCCGCTTCTCTGCGCAGAGATCAGTCCTTGGACTGATCGGAAGCCGTATCGGCGGCAACCTTGCCTTCGGCGCGCATGCGAGCCGCGAAAGCGGCGGGCACCGGCTCGGAGGCGATGCCACCTCGAAAGGCGACGGCATTTTCGTCACCGGTCTCCCACGGATCGGCGCGGAAGTCGGTGAGTGGCAAGATCGATTCCGGTGGGCCGCCGGCGGCGGCGGTTTTCTCGCGCGCCATGTCAGGCCCCCGTCCGGGTGATCGAGATCGAGGCGCCGAGCGTGGCGTCGAAGACAGCCTGGTACGGCACATCGAGGATGACGGGCTGGCCATTGCCGGGCGCCGACGGGCCGCCATCCATGAACTTCACCTTCGGGATGGAGAAGGCATATTTGTTGCCGGCCGGATCGTTCATGTCGAAGCCTATCGCGACATTCTCATGGTTGAGGATGGCGGTGTAGGCGGCGAGGCTCTCGAACAGCATCTTCATGCTGCCGCTGACCTCGAAACGCCCGAGGCCGTGGCCGACCGGGGCATACTGGCCGACGGCGTCGACCTGGTAGAGGTTGTTGTTGAGCCGCAGCGTCAGTTCCTGCACCTTCGGCGTGGAGACCAGCGCGGTCGACGTCATGGCGAGGTTGGCGACGTTCAGCCCCGCGTTGAAATCCTCCGTTATCGTCGGCGGCGCATAGGTCGCGCCGGCGATGATTGCCGTGGTCGGCGTCGGACTGTCGATGCCCATGATGCCCCACGAGGCGAGCACTGCGGCGCGCGAGCGCAAGGTGAGGTCCAGCGTGTTCCAACGGCAGGCACGGTACCTGATGTAACTATCACTGGCGCCGTGGTTGAAGGTCATCTCCAGCGTGCCGGTTTTGGCGGTTGCGCCGTTTTTCAGCACGTCCGTTGACCAGGCAGAGCAGAACAGACGCTCGAGCCAAGTGTCATAGGTGCCGTAGGAGAAGCGCGTATCGATCGACCCCTGCACCGAGCGGCCGACATCGGTGATGCCGGGCACGTTGCGATCGGCGCGCACTTCGTCGGAGATATCCGTCTGCTTGTTGAGACGGACGCTGGCCGTGCGATAGCGCATGACCTGGAAGGCGGGCGTGGCCGGAATCGTGCCGATCGTCACTTCGGGCACATCGGCCAAACGGACTTGACTGCCGTCAGCGAACGACATGGGCATTCTCCTTTGCTGGGAAGTGGGCCGGCGCGTCCGGCCGGCTACGGGTTCGAGGTGATGTCGCGGCGCGTCCAGTGGATGGTCAGCGCCAAAGACCAATAGTTCGGAAAGTCCCGCCCCGGCTCGCCGGCGCCGATCGACATGTCGGGCATGAACAGGTTGCCTATCGGTTTTTCGCGGAACAGGCTCATCAACGTGGCGGCATGCTGGCGCGCGGCAGAGCTCCCCTCGCCGCTCGGCACCATGATGTGCGCGAAGGTCACGCCAGTCTCTTCCCAGACATTCGCCCCGGGCGCGCCCGTCGTGTCCTGCCGATAAGTGTCGCCATAGATCTCGACATAGACCCATGCCGGCGTATCAGCATCGATCAGATCCTGGCAGAACTGGTTTTCGTAGCGCACCGGCAGGCCACCTGGACCGGCGACGTAGCCATCGAGCACTGCCTTGAAGGCCGAGAAGGCATCCGGACTGGACATTTCATGCGGCGTTGATGACGAGAGCGGGATAGGTGATCGGCTGGCCGGCATCGCGACGCTTGTCACGCGAGAACTTCGGCTTGCCGAAAGCAGCACGATTTGCGAGCCAGGCGGCGCGCTGACGGGCGTACTGCCCCTTCAGGATGTAGGGCACGCGCGGATCGATACTGGATGCCACGGTGAGGAACAGGCTCTTCACCGTGAACGCACCGGAGAAGCGTCGCTTTATCGCGCGACCAGAAAGCTCGACGTGCGCCAGACCGGAACGCCCGTTGCCGCCAGTCTCCATCTTGCGCGTATAGGGCTGGGCATTGAGGACAACGACCTCCGCCCCGGCCGGAATTGAGCCGAAATCGGTGACTACATGCTGGTCGGCAACAACTATGAAAGAATCTTGGTACCGACCTGACCGGCGGGGAGACCGCCTGCGCAACTCGTCGAGGGCCGCGTTGATGACCAAGGTCCAATTGAGGAATTCATAGACGATAGCGCCCGGCGCCCGGTAAGCCTCCTCCGGCGCGCCCGCGACACCATTTACATATCGATCATATTTCGCCGATGCGATGCCCTCGGCGATCACACGGCGCACCTCTTGCCGGGCGAAGTCAGCCACGGCGCGATTGACCATCTCCGGCGACAGGCCGGCGGTTGCAACCGCCAAATCGCGCTCGAAGAACTCGAAGCCAGTCACCGCCATCACCAGCGCCCTTTCAAGCTTTGGAGATGTGGCCGTTCGTGAAAACGCCATATCCAAAAGCGCAATCGCGACTGCAATTGGACGAAAGACAGGGTTCGGCGCACATGAGCCGCCCGCAGCGGGTGTCGAACGACGTTTTGCGCGGCACTTCGCGGGCCTAAGCGTAGAAACCGGTGACGTTCCGCGCGAGATTTCATCTTCACCCTGCCACCAGCATGTTGACCCGAACGACCGTCCCGTCGATCGCAATGGGGTTGGCGAACATGATCTGTCGAACCTTGCCCTTGACCAGCAGGAAGTCGTTCACCCGCGGCAGCCTGGGATCGACGGCGCCCGGAATGACCACATGGCCGGCAGGCCAGCCCTGCGCCAATATCTGCGTCATCGAGATCACCGCCTTGGAATAGGCATGAGTGACGGTCCCAACAATTTCCCCGGGGTGAAGCCCGCGGATCGAGGCGCGCACTGTCACATCCTTCTCGACCAGGGGCGTGCCGTCCTTGCGACGCAAGGTGCAATCCTCGCCCACCTCGGCGAGGTCCCGATCAAGCGCGGCGATGGCCTCGGCTGGCGTCATGCCATCACCGGAACGCGGTAGTTCTCAAGCAGGTCGACAACGTCGGGTGTCATGTTTCCGGCGTCGGCGCCGGTCGCGATCCAGTAACTCACGTCACGGACGTCCGGAATGCGATCTTGCCGCACGAACGGATCCCTGCCCTTTGCGCGGAAACGCGCCGTCACCATGCGCAAGGCCGCGTCAGCGACATCGGGCGGGATTTGTTCGAAGCCCGCCTTGTACGCGACAACGATCGGCCACGCGCTCCACGCCATCGGATAGCCAGTTCCGTCGAGCCTATAGACAAGCCCCGATTTCGGCTCGATTCGAAATCCGGTTCCCTCTTCCAGAGCGACGCCATTTTCCTCCACCGACACGGGCGGCGCGGTTGCCACCGGCCAACGGGAAAGCTGCAGCGAGGGCAGCAGCGTTGGCAATTGGTAGGCGTGAGGGCCACGCAAGGGCCAGATCTCGTCGCGAAGGCCTTCCAGCGCAAAGGTGCGGTTGCAGTGCTGGCTGATCGCGGCCGACGCGGCACTGACGTATTGCTTCAGGAGATCGTCCTTGGCAGCCCCATCGATGTCGAGTTCGGCCTTGACCGCGCTCAAAGCGATCAGGTCACCAGAAGTGGCGGCCTCCGTCACGGTGGTAACGATGCGATAGGCCATGTCAGCGCTTCGCAACCTTCGTGCGGTATGTGTCACGGGGCTGTTCGGCGGCGGCGACGTGCAGCGCATCGGCGCCATGCGGCGCCCTTGGCAGGGCATGCCTGCTGGCGTCACCGCCGTCGACAAGTTTGTCGGCCACGACGTCAGGCAACAAGGCGACATCGCCCTGACTGTAGGGACACATCGCCCTGTTGAAGCTCACAGCTTTCACCATCGGGAATTCTCCAGGTCTTTGGGCGCCGCACGACGCGGCGCCCAGGAGCAAGAATGCGCCTCTAAGCCGCCGGAAGGCGGTCGAAACCGGCGAGGTTGAGGATGGCGACAACGGTGCCAGTATCGGTGTTGGCGGCATTCAGGTCGGGGGTGAAGTCGACACGGATGAAGCGTTTCGCCGAGCCAAGGTCGACGCCGAGCTTGAATACGCCCTTTTCCGTCGATCCGCCGGCCGCGCCGACCGCCACCTGTCCAGGATCGACGATACTGGCATAGGGATCGGCGGCCCAGTTCACGCCGTCGTCGCCATGCCATACCTTGACCCCTTTCAGCAGGAGGGCCTTGGTCGCGGCGAGGGTCGCCGTGAAAGCGAGCAGGATCTCGGCGTTGAGAGCCAGCGACCCGCCGACGAAACGGTCGATGGCAATGCCGTTGATGTTGGTATTGTCGCCGGCGCCGCCGGCGGTGAGCGCAGTGAAGGCCGTAGCGAGCCTTGCCGTGAGCAGATGCGCGACATCGCGCTGCAGTACTTGGTCAGCCATTGGAGCATACCTCTGAATGGGTTGAAGGGATGGAAGACGCCGCCGACGCGATCCGCCGGCGGCCCTTCATGCATTGAGACGATTACTGGATGGCCGGAGCCCAGCGCACCGCCTGGATGACGGCGACGGCCGCATCGTGACGCAGCTGGTGGTCATGCTCGGCGATGGCGCGGATGATCGTCTGGTCGGTCGCGAAGGCAGAAACCGTATTGCCATCCTCATCGACATACGTGCCCTCGCGCGACACTGCGAGTTCGAGCTGCATCGAATCGAGGATGATGTCTTCCGTCATCTCGACCAGGAAGACAAACGACAGATCCTTGTTGCTGCCGTCCGCATTCCAGTAGGCGGTGCCGATCTGCGTGGTCTTGCGGAAGGGATAGCCGGAGAGCGTGCCCTTCGAGAGTTCGTCGCGATAGACGTAGACGCCTAGGGCGTTCTGGACATTGAACAGATAGTTGTAGCTGCGCGGGTTCATGAACCACACGCGCTTGTCTTCAGGCACGTTGGCCATGTCGAGCCTGTTGATGGCGGCGCCGAGTTCGGCCGCGACCGTCGCAAGGGTATAGGTCTGGTTCGAAGTGACGAAGTTGCCACCGGTGCTGTTGGCCGGATCGGCGCCGTTGATGGCAAGGATCGAGTTGACGCCGGTGCTCCACACACCCACCGTGCCGTTGTTGGCCTGCACGTGGCCGTTGGCGAACGACAGGAATCCTTTCGGCGCATCCTCGGTGCCGTCGCCAAGGAGGAAGCCGAGATCCTCGCGGAGCGCCATGACCTTGACGATGTCGTCGCGGACGAAAGCGTCCACGGCGGGATCGGCGTAACGCATCATGTCGTTGGAGACGGGGACCAGCGAGGTCAACTTCTTGAAGCTGGCCACGATCTGCCGCAGCTTCTGCGGCGAGGACCTGATCGGCTTGGATTCCGCGCCGTAGTAAGCACGCGCCGCCGACCCCTGACCGGGAAGCGTCATGGTGCCACGCGGCATCGGCATGTTCCGGCCGCCCGCGCCGCGAACCACGGCCCGGGCGCGCAGCAGCGGAATGATCTCGTTCATCACGTCGGGCGGCACGATGAAGCCGCCCGCCGTGCCCGTCGAGGTGACGAGAGCCTTGGTAACCGGATGGGCCTCCCCATAGGCTTCCTGGGACGCCTGGCGGGCATTGTAGATGTTGCCGCCGCCGGCGCCGATCATCTTGGCGACGCCACCGACGATCAGGGACTTCTCCTTGACGTAGGGATCGTTCTCGACGCTGGCGGCAACCTTCTCCTGTCCGGCGACCGGAACCGCCGTCTCGGAGGTGAGCGACTGCACGGCCTTGTGACGCGCGATCTCCTCATCGACGTCGGTCACCGCCTTCTTGGCGGCCTCGAAGGCGGTCTGATCCGCCTCGGTGAAATCCTCCTTCTCGGCAAGCGCCTTGAAGGCAGCGAACACCTGGCTGCGCTTCTGCAGCAGGTCGGCCATCTTGATCTTCATTTCTGGAAATCCTTCTTCATTGCGCGGCTTTACGCGGCGCGGATCCTGTTCAGTGACGGAAGAGGCCGACCTGTCGTCGGCGGGGTATCAGACTGCGGCGAGCCGCAGCACTTCGACCTCGCGCAGACGCTTCTGGCGCGCGGTGCCGGCGGCCTTGTCCGTGTCGGACGCGGCGGCGGATTCATCAGCGGAGACGGTTTCTTCGAGGAGACCCGCGATCATGTCATGACCGGAGAGGATGTTCTTGCAGGCATCCTGCATCGTCGAGATGCTCTCGCCCGAGAACTTGCGGCCGGCTTTAAGGAGTGTGACGACGAAGGCTTTCGTGAAGGGACGGGCAGCCGCATGGCAAATTCCCTTTGCCACGACGTCCTCGGTTTCGGCGCTCTCCTCCGCGAAGAGTTCATTCACCTCCTTAATCGTCATGGCAATGAGGGCATCCCCCAATTGGCGGAGCGCGGCGCCCAACAGGGCGGGCACCTGGCTGCCATCCTCCTCGCACGCGGCCTCAAACTCGACGCTGTTGTCGAGCCAGCCCAGTTCCATCAGCATGTACGCCAGGCGGGAAACCTCATAGAGGCCCTTGATCTTGCGGCCCGATACGGCTGTCTGTTTGCTCATCTTGCCCTCGTAGTGATCGATGACGGCCATGGCTTTCGCCGTGACGTCTTCGGGAAGGTCGCTGGCCATCAGTGCCGCCCGCGCCGACTTCACGGCAGCGGGAGACGCCATAAGACGGCCGTCGACCATGGTTGCGAACGGGATCAGGTAGGACGATGCCACATCGGGGTTGGCGGCGTCGTAGGCCAGAAACCCCTTGCGCGCGAACGCCGTGTCGGGGCTATCGCTGTCGAAGTCCGCATGCGCCAGGATGGCGACGCCGGCCGCAGCCAACCTCTTGTTGCCCTCGACCAGGGGCAGATTTCGTGACGCGCCCACCTTCCAGTTGGCGGGCCCTGCCCCTTTCGTACTGCGCTCGACAACGACGGCCCCGCGGTTGGCCTGTACCGGCGTGAACGAGAATTCCATCAGTTCGCAGCGCAGGTATTTCTGCGGGCCGCGCTTCGGATTGGCCTTGTCCAGCGGCTCCACCTCGACCGGATTGAACCCGATCGAGACGCCACTGACAGAGCCGAACTTGATCTTGCTGTAGTAGAGGTCAGCCTCGGGATCCTCGCCTGCAGGCGGGAACTGAACCAGAGCGACGAGATTGCCGGAGACATCACGGATGTCGATACACTTGGCGATCGGCATATCGGGATTGTGGTTCCACAGCACCGTGCCCGCCCCGGACGCCATGTAAGCGGCGGTATCGATGCCCGCCTGCACGATGATCTCACCCTGGCGGTCGACCTCGGCCGTGGAGCAGATTACGCGCACCTGGCGTTGTTCCGCCAAGGTCTCGGTGGCGGCGCTATATGCCTTCCGCAAGATGCTCATCGACATGGGAGTTCTCCTCAGTTCGCCGCGCCGGGGTCCGGCAATTGCCCGCTGGGCGGACGGCCTGCGCCATCCGGTGCGGTTCCCGTCATGTCGGAGCCGCTTGCTGCGAGATTGACCGGGCGCAGAAGGACGTCGCCGCCTTCGACGGGCGATAGTCCTTCTTCCGCCCGGCATTCATTCTGCGTGGCGAGGCCCGACATGACCTTGAGGCGCTGGTTGTTGATGCGAGTCGATTCCGATGCCCGAAGCAGACGCCGCTCGTCGAAGTTGACGACAAGGTCGTCCCGGTCGAGGTCGAAGGCCTGGATGAACTTCTGCTCCCACGCATCGAGGTCCGGCATGATCGTGGTGTTGACATAGGACTGCTCGGCTTCATCGAGCTTGAGGCCGCGCAGCTCGTTGGCGACGTTGAGTTTGTAGAGTGGCACGCCCCACCAGCGCGCGATGTCCTCGACCGAGGCCTTGCGCTGCTCGATGAACTGGAGGTCGACCGATGAGAGCTGCATCGGCTTCCATTCCAGGCCGTCCTCGAGGACTGCCGTGCGGCCGACATTCTGCAGCCCGGTGCGAAACGATTCCCACTGGTCGCGAAGCCGTTTCGCGGTGTCGTCCGATATCTTCTTGGCCGTCTGAAGCACGCCAGAGGGGCGAGCGCCGTTGGCCATGAAACGAGCGGCCTGCTGCTCCAATCCCATGGCCACACCGATCGAATCCCTGGCGAGGCCTATGGTCGATGCGCCGACCAGCATATTGAAGGTGAGCCCACGGAGATGGAACATGTCCTCGGCCGGAATCGCCAATGGCATGCCGCGCAAGGCCGCCATCTGGAACAATCCGACCCGGTTCGCCTGATAGAAGATCGATCCGTCGGCGGCCTCCAATACCGTGACCGCATCCGGATTGATCGGGATCAGGGCAACTGGCTCACCGCCACCATTGCGCAGTATCGCGGCATAGGCATTCTGCCGCAGCAGAAATGCCACCTGCATCTGCACGACGAATTCAAGCCACGTCTGGACCCAATTGGGGCGCTTGAGAAGCCTGGCAACAGGATGATCCATGACAGGATCGGCCTTGGGGGAACCTTCCAGAAGCAGACGCGGCCTGCAACGCGCGACGTCCTTGGCCCGCGTCATGACGCAGGCGTAAACGGTCGACACGCTGATCGCGGTCGCCTGACTGATCTGGAGACCAGTCGCGGAGATTGTCGCGCCCAATGTCGGCAACAGTCCGGCGGCCGGTACGCCTGCGCTCTTCGTATGCGGCGAGCCCTGGCGCGACAGCGTGTCGAGCAAGCCCATCAACGCACCCCGAATACGGCAACCGCGGCAAGGACTGCCCCGGGGACGATGAAAGCAGCCGGCAACCAGACCAGCGCCAGTCCATAACTGGCCAGCAAGAGGCCCAAGGCCAGCAGATAGTCGCGAGCCGACAGCAGTCCGGCAAGGGCCACGACCAGCAGCACAGGCCGAACGACCAGCCATGACGTGGCATGGCGCCCAAGGGTGCGGAGCGAAAGCAACATCAGACCATCAAAAGCTGTTTGGTTTCGTAGACGGAACTCGCCTGGTGCGGTTCCGGGTTGGTGACCATGATGGTCACGGCATCGAACATGGCCATCGCCGGGTCGATCTTCGCGTCGCCGGCGTTCTGCTTGGTGGCGCGAATAGCCGTTGCCGTCGGCTCGATCTTCAGGTTGGCAACGCACCAGGGCATCAGGGCGCCCCCGCAGTGTCTCAACAAGCCCTTGGCGAGGCGGCGTTCTGCCGTCTTGATGGCGTTCATCATGCCGTAGCCCTGCGGGATGCCGACAAGAAGTCCGTTCTCGTCCGTGATGTCCTTGGCCCCGAGCAACTCGATGAGTTCGCCGAGACCGGCGGGATCGACGCCCACGCCACCGAGCAGCCCACGCTGGCGGATCATGTCGATGATCTCGACGATCGACCCGAGGTCGATGAGTTCGTCGCCGACAATCGTCAGTTCCCCGGCGCGCTGGAAATCCAGAAGTTGCGGCGCGATGGACTTGCGAAGGTCAAGAACGCCCTGATGGCACCAGGCGTGCGACCATGAAAGCCACCGCTTCATCTTCTGCTTGACGAGGCGCCCCATGATCTCGAACTCGATCTCGAACTCCTCCGGCTCACGTCCGAGGATGTTCAGACCGTTGAAATCATCCAGCCCGCCACCATCGTTGCCGACAACGACACATTCACACCGGTCGAGAAGCGCCTGCAGTGCGTCGAAGGGTGAGCGCGCATAGATCTCAGCCAGGGCGGGGTCGACGGCCTTCTCCCAGTGATTGGCGCCGGGCCAGCGGTTGGCCCGGAGGTTCATGCCGATCTCGACATTCAGGTGTTTGGCGAGGTGCGATCGCACCGCGTTTTCGCCTTCGCGCCGCGCCTCCGCCAGTTTGTCGAAGAGCCACTCCGCGCTGACCGACCGATCGATATTCGGGTTGGTGATGAACCAGTTCTTCGGGTCGAGATAGGCGCCGCTCTTCAGGAAGTCGTTCGGGAACTCGAACAGCATGCCGAAGCTCTTCGGGTCGCTGACCTTGCCATCGCGGACGTCGCGGAAATAGTCGAGCTTCGCCTTGAAAACACCCGCCGGCGGCGCGTCCGACTGCGTCGACAGATAGATGACGAAACCCTCGGGCCTGGAGACAAGACCGCCTGTCGCTTCACGCAGCATCGCGTCCGCATTCGCTCGCTTGCCGAAAAGCCACAGTTCATCGACCAGAACAAAGGCCGCCTTCTTGCCGCCCACGACGTCGGTGTCGGCCGCGACGACCTTCAGTACCGCCTTGGTGATAACATGCGTGATCTGGCGCATGTTTTCCTGCACGTGCAGGATGACCCGCAGTTCCGGATCCGCGTTCACCATGTCGCGCGCCGGACCGAAGGAGTTGTTCGCGATCTCCATCGTTGGCGCCAGGATCAGCAGCTCGGCCGAATGACGCCAGTTGCGAATGAGCGCTGTCACCATGATGCCGGCGGCGATGGTGGACTTGCCGTTCTTCTTGCTGATCAGCAGAAAGAAGTCGCGGATGTGGCGCTTCGCGGCCTTGGCGTCATAGGCGCCGAAGATCGCCCGGGCGAAGTCGAACACCCATTCTTCGCTGACCTCACCAAAGGTGGGGTGTCGCAACTCGCCGGTTGCGCCATCCTCGAACTTCGGCAGGTCGACGACCTGCAGGGACTTGAAGACCGCCAGTGCGGCTTCCGCCTCATCGGGGAACAACGGCGCAAACGGCAGAAGCGAGAGCCTCGCCACAATGCGGCTTTCCCAGTCAGGGCAGGCCGTCGACCAATGGATCATCGGTTGTTGACGACAAGTTGTGGCGGTTGAGGCGGTGCGAACTTGCCGGAGCCGGAAGCGATTTCCTCAGCCTGCCGCTGGCGCTCTTCCTTCTTGCCAAGCTTCTGGCGTTGCGCCGACGAGGTGTGGCCTCGGCTTTCCACTTTGCGCTGCACGTTCTCGGTGTTGATCTTGTCGAGCATAGACAGCGCGGCATTGAGCGCCGATGTATTGCCCGAAAGGCCTTGCTGGATTTGTGCCACCCGAAGCTTCGTGCGCAGCCGGTTGAACAGTCGGTCGCGCTGCTTGAGCAAATGCAAATAATGTTTGCGCAAAGTGGGCACTGACAGGCCGAGCGTGTCAGCTACTTCCTTTTGCGTCATACCGCCAGCAAGTAACACCATGATAAATATGATGTTTTCCTCAGTCGGCTCATGCTCCGGCCGCCCAAGCTTGGTGTCGGTGCGCACCAGCGGGTTCCCGAAGAGGTCAAAATCCTGATCCATTGGAAAAAATTGTGCGCATGGCACCCGTGTGGTTGGAGCCCTTTTCGGCCGGAACCGATTAAACCCCCATCCCCTCGGGCCTGCCGCTCATCCTTTCCGCTCTGGTGCGCGCAGTCTTCAGGCTGTGGTGCGAGCCGCAGAGACACTGGCCGTTCGCGAGATCGAGAGGATCACCACCGTCGCGTCGTTCAATGATGTGATCGGCAAACAGTCTGTGATCGGGTGAAGCCTTCGGGCAACGATTGCCAGCGTCGTCCAGCGCCTGGCAGCGATGACCAGCCCGCTCCAACACGAATTCACGCCATCGCCGATGAGCTGACGTCTGGAGTTCGTCGTCGGCGCGCTTGAGTCGCGGTCTGACCGTCCGATGATCCAGCATGCGGACGGCCGGCATCAACAAGCGAAGCTTGCTCACTTTGTCACAGACTTTCGGGAATCCTATCCATTGCGGGGAAGCTGGGTTGCTTCGCCTGGGACTGATGGCGCGGTCCACCTTTCGGCGTGCGACTCTTTCAGTTCGTCCTGGGTGGGATTCGCTAATCCAGTTTCGTGACGTCCGCAAGGGCAAAGCCGATCGGCGTCTTGCGCCCGAATATGTCTACCTCGACCGACACCTTGTGCTTGTCGCCGAGCATCAGCACCACTGCCTCGAAACCGGCGAACGGACCACTGTCGATGGACACCTTGTCGCCTGCCTTCAGTGCATTGGTCAGCAGCGCTATCGCTTCAGGGTCGTGCTCGATACGTGCTTGAAACTTCACGATTTCCTGTTCGCTGACAGGGCTTGGATTGTCGCAGCCACCGATAGGACCGAGCACGCTTTCGATGGTACGCAGCCCTGCCCAAGTCGCCGGACAGGACACCACTTTGACGAAGATATAACCCGGAAACGAAGGCACCCTGACGGGCTCAAGAGACTGGTGTTTGCGACCGCCACGGCGCTTCGGCTCGGCGTCCGTGTGCAGCATGACGCGCTCGACATTGGCATCGCCAAGCGACTTATCCACAGCAATGTCGGCCCGATCCTCGACCCGAAGCACGTACCAGCGCGCCTCCGGGCCGTCCTGACCAGCCGCGGCGAGCATCGCCTGCTCGCGTCGCGTCAATGCGATTCGCTTGTCGCTCTTCTGCCAGGCGCGGTCGACATTGATGATTTCGCCCGTCGACCGATCGATCCAGACGCGTCCACTGTCGTCACTCAGCCGCTTCACGTCCGCCCGCATCATGGTTCCCTCGTACCGCCTGTTCGAATGCTTCCAGTCCCCCCGGCCCGCCAGCCGGGAAGTAGACGCCACGCATCGTTCCGGGATCAGGAAGCCACGGCCAGCCGCGCAAATCGTGCTCCAGCTTCCATGCCTTCCAGCATTCGCTTTCGACCGGCACGAACTCGCAAAGCTTGCCGAGCGCTTCCTCGGCCGGGCCAAAGCCGTGAATACCGAGGCCGCGCGTTTCCGCCGAGAAGTGCAGCGCGTTGACCATCGGCCAGCCCGAACGCATCCGGTTGCCCCTCAGCAGCGTCTCGCGGTCGAGCCTGCCGTCGGCGATGGCCCGTTCCTCCCAGCCCTTCAGCGGCGAGGGCTCGGCCTTCGGCCCTGTCACCAGGTCGCGCATCCGGATCGCGGCCCACACCGGCCCGAAGGCCGGCGCATAGGCCGGCTTCGGCGCCTCGACCGGAGCGGGAAACGCCTCCCACAACCGCTCGGAGCGATCGAGATAGGTCGAGATCGCCGGGGCGTGCCGCATGCCGGCGACCTTCTTCGCCGCGAGATAGCGTGGCACCGCATCGGCCGCCGCCTGCATCTCGCTCCAAGTCAGCCGTCCCCAGGCCTCGAGCATCGGCGCTTTCGGGCTGACCGCGAAGCGATCCCATGCCGTGAACGACCGGAAGAACAGGCCCTCGGCCCGCTTGGTCATACCCTCCGGCTTTTCCCCCTCGCCTTCCGCACGCGCCTCTCTCTCTTGTTCCTCTGACGGTTCTATTGGCGGTTCAGCTATATAGGGGGGTGTGGGGGGAACGGCGCCATTTGCCGGTGGTGGCGGCACCATTTGCCGGTGGTCGCGGCGTGATTTGCCGGTGGCACCACCGGCAGAATTTGCCGGTGGTTGCGCGCCGCCCATGGCGAGCCGGATCACGTCGAGATCGAAGTCGCCGCCGGCGCGCCGCCGCCGCTCGATGGTGATGAGCCCGGCCTCGACCAGCCTGCGTTTCCAGTCGCGCACGGCGCGCTCGGAAAGCTCGGTGTCGCGCATGATGCGCTCGTCGCCGGCGAAGGTGCGGCCAGTCTCGTCGGCATAGTTGGCCAGGGCGTAGAGCAGCAGCTTGCCGCTCGCGCCACCCGCCTCGACCGTCGAAACCCATGCCGTTGCCTGCCAGCTCATAGCCCGCACCCCGCTTCGCAGACCATGAGCAGGCCCTGGCCGCGCTCTTCGGCGGTGGATAGATCGACTTCACTCAGCGGCTTGCCGGACCGATGTATGAACAGTTCTCCCCGGATTTTCCCGTGCTTGTGCATGTCCCGGATGCGGCGGTCGATCTCCACCGCGATCGCCCAGGAAGCGGGATCATTGTCGCGCATCCAGCGCCACTCGAAATCCGTCCTGTAAGGGCAGAAGGTGCATGCGCTCTTGATCGGAACGGGATAGCCGTTCCGCGTTAGCCAGGCCTCACAGTCATGGCGAGACATTCCCTTTTCCAGCAAGGGGTAGCGGTTGACGGTCCAATTTTCGAACGAAGCCCCGGCGCGGACGATCTCGTCAGTGCTTATGCCAATCCAGACCTCTACCTGAGCGTCCGGAATTCGCTGGCGCGGCTTGAAGCCGAGAAGGCGGCGATGCTCGCGTCGAATCGGATCAATCTTGTACTCTTGTGTGCACTGGCGGGCGATCTGTCCAAGCCCCTTGGGTGACCTGACAAAGAAGGGAGGCCTTCCATGAGCGTGCTCAGCGCCAGCGCACGCTGCCTCTAGTTCTGTTTGAAGCCCACCGCCTACCGACCCTCTGCCACCGGAAATCACATGTACAGGGAAGGGCAACACGTTGCCGGACGAAAGCCACTTGACCTGTTCATAGACGGCGGCCGGTTCGGCGCCGGTATCAGCGAAAATCGCATGGTCGGGCATTGGCCCGATCTCGCCATGGGCGGCCATCAGGGCCAGTGTCGTCGATTGCACCCCGGCGCCAAGCGACAACACGCGCAGCTTCGCGCCCTCGACCGGCCCCCAGGACCATCCGCCTCGGCGCACACGTGCCGTTCGGACGGCCGGCGAAGCGACAAGTTCGAAATCCACTGAGGTCACCGCCCTGCCCTCCGCCATGCCGCGAAGGCGTCTCGCAGGCTCTTCCAGCGTTCGACGGCATCGCCGCCATGATTCAATTCGGCGCGCGACGTGACGCCCAGCAGGCCGCGCACGCGCTGCGCCACGCGCTCGGCGCTCCAGGGCCGCTCCAGCCCGTGGCATTCGCCCAGGAAGGCCCGGAAGGCCGGCTCGGCGCATTTCATGGCGCATTCGGCGGCATAGTCCTTGCTGGCGTCGCGCGATGGCTCGGCTGGCACGTCTTTCAGGCGCCGCACCTCGGCGAAGGCGGCGTCGAGCAGGCGCAGCAGGAAGGCCACGACATCCGGCGCGTCGCAGGCGAAGTCGATTTCCTCGACCGTCGCGAGCGGATCGAACCGTGCCAGTACGAACAACTCGCCCATGGCGCCGCGCGTCTCGATGAAGGCGCCCGTCTCGTCATGCACGCGATGCCACTGCGCCGGCGCGATCGAGGCCAGGCTCTGGCGCACGGCGCGGAGCCTTGCGGCGTCACGGGAGAGCATATGCGCGTTCATTCCAGCGCGCCTCCCGCCATCCAATCAGGGAGAAACTCCAGCACATGAAGACGCTTCTTCGTCAGGCCACAGAACTTCCACCCAGCCTGATAGAAGCAATGGCCCCACGTGGGGCGTCCTGCCCGCCAGGTCGGGCGAACCTCCTTCGGATCGACGAATGTAAAGAACCGCTCGCTTGACCAGCGTCGCCGCGCAATCCTCATCGCGCCAAGGAGGAGGTCGCTTGCCAACTCCCCCTGTTCACGCCGAAAGATCGAACATTCGACACCGGTTTGCCCGTCCATGCGGACTTCCGCCTTGCGCCATGCACAGACGGCACCGGCGTCGGCGGTGATCAACAGCATCTTGTAGCCAGGCCCCATGATAAGCGCCGGCTGTCCGCGCCCGCCGTCTTTTCGACGGGGGTTCGAATAGTGTCGCGTGAACAGATCGCGGGCGGTCGGATTGCCGTCCAGAACCTCAAGCCATCCCTCGGCTAGCATGTCAGGCTGCGCGTTCACTCGGCCGCCTCCAGAAACGCCTCACGTCCCCATTCCAGCGGCGGGCGATAGTTCGCCTCGATCCATGCCGCGGCAGGCTCGTCGCAGACCGAATTGCCGATCTTGTGCCGCTGCTCGGTCTCCGAAAGCGGCTTTCCCTTGTAGATCGGGTCGAGGATGTAAGAATCGGGGAAGCCCTGCGCACGAGCGAGTTCGCGCGGCTTCAACATGCGCATGCCGATGTCGACGATGACATAGAGGATGCCGCGAATGGTCAGCGTGACGATCTCGCCGCCGTCCCAGCATCCGTGCGCGCGCAGGAATTCCGCGACCTGGCGAGCCCGCGCAAATTGCGCCGCGGTCAGAGGCGGCGCCGAGGCCTCGACATGCGTAAGGCCGAACCGCGCCTTGGTCGGAACAGTAAGCGAAGGATCATCGACCCGGGCGTGCTGGCCACCCGTCGAATAGTACGCGGTCATCAAGGGCAGCGTGACAACTGCCGAATGCTGCCCGCCTGCGCAGATGGCCGGATGCGCATGTCCACAGGATCCGTCGCGCCTGTCGCTACCCTTCAGCGAAAGCATGTGAGCGGCGACAACACCCTGCGTGCAGCCCTTCTGCACGATTGTTGAGACTGGGCGAAGGGCGGAATGCCCTTCCTCTCCCGTATTGTGCTGCGCCAGATAGACGGCCGCCAAAATGCCCTGGTTGCCGTCCGGCACGGGTGTCGGTAGCGGCCGTTGCGCGCTGACAGTGCGAGGCTCCTGACCCTGGCGCTCGCCATAGCGGGGCACCAGGTAAGGAACGACAATCTGGTTCTGGTCGCCATCGGACGCGGCGATGGTATGCGTCGGCTCTGTCGCCAGGCGGTTGCCGCCACCATGCTGGCCGCGGCTGATGAAGGGAACGGCGGCGAGGCCAACAATGTCCATCTTGCCGCCGCCACCCGACGTGATCGCTCCGGCAGGGTCGGTGACTACTGTGCCGATCGAGTTGCCGAAATCGCGTTTGATAAACGGAACCAAACTCGCTTCGGCAGCACCGATCGGAGCCGCGCCGCCCGGGCGCTTGATGAAGCTATTGGCGGTTACTGCCGAAAGAGGCTCGCCAACCGACTTACCAGCGCTATCGCCTCGGAAGATGGCGATCAGCGGCGCAATCATTTTAGGCTCGTGCCCGCGCAGCGCTACCGCGCGCCAGACGGGCGGCAAGAGGTCCCAGATGGCGCCCTCGGTCCAGGGCGACACCTTGGCGACGGCGACGACACTGTCTGGCTTCGTCGTCATCGACTGCCATGGCATTCCGATCGAGCGCGGCGCGCTCTGGCCCATCCTTCCGCCGACCCCGACGATGTAAGGCGCAAGCAGTGTCTCGACATCGAATTGATGCGCGCCCCCCGCCATCACCGTGCGTGTGGGCTCTCCAGCTCCCGATGTCGGCGAACCGGAATTGCGCATCGTCATCATATGCGGCACGACCAGGCCGTGGGCGTCGCGCGCCCGAGCGACGGTGTTGAACGGTTCGGCAAGCCCCTGACCGCGAAAGCCGTCGCCGGCGTGATTACAGGTGACGACGAAGGCATCATCACCCTCGTCGAGGACGCGCCGCTTCACGCCGAGCGCGAGCCTGGCATTGGTTTTCGGCGCAAGGGGCCGGATGATCCGCTTGCCGGTAGCCCTGGTGTATGCCCTCGCCTCTTCCCTGGTCATGAAGATGGACGGACAATCGTCGTCAAAGTCGACGATGTCCGCCGCGACGGGCCACCGCTTCAGGGTGCCGTTTGCGACCATCTTCGATTTGGGCGCGGCGTGCGTCGGCTTCGGCGTGACGATCCGGGCGGCGTCGCGCCTGGCGCAGAGATAGAGGCGCTTGCGGATCGTCGGCGATCCATATTCGCAGGCAACCAGCTCGTCCCAGCCTACCGAATAGCCGTAGCGTGTCAGCTCATGAACAAATTGATGGAAGGTGTGGCCAAGGCGCTCGGGATCGCGTTCGAAGCCTTTGCCGTCCTTCCGTTCGATCAGCGGAGACCATTTGGCGAAGGCTCCGACGTTTTCGAGGCATATGGTCCATGGCCGCTGCCAGTCGGGCAGTTCCTTCAGCCATTTCAGCAGCACCCAGGCGAGGTCGCGCACCGCGCGCGAAGTGATCGGCCCGCCCTTGGCCGGGGAATGATCGCGGCAGTCGGGCGAGAGCCAGAGGAAGCCGAACAGGTTGTTGCCGAGCGTCTCGCGCATCGAAACCTGCCACACATTGTGCGGCAAATGGATCGTCTCGGGGTAATTCGCCTCGTGCATGGCCAAGGCGGCTTCGTCATGGTTGATGGCATAGGTCGGCCCGAACGGATGCCCGATCGGCAACAGGCCCGCGTCGAAGAGCCTCTTGAACGCCTTCTTGATCCCATTGGACGCGCCACCGCCACCGGCGAAGCTATCGACGGCCACGATCGTCCGCTCACCCTTTGCAGGCGGGATGATTGGCAAAGGAACCTTCTTGGCGGGCATGAAGCCGGGCACGGAAAGGCAGCGCCATTTCCGCTTTTCGACGAGAGGTGCAGAGAGTTCGAATTCGGCTTGATTGTGCAGCATCATTCCCCCCGAGTGATCGCAGCGGCGCGCGTGTCTTGCCGGGGCGGCAACAATCCACCCTTGCGCCAGGCGTGCAGCACCGTGGTGTGGTCGCGATTGCCGAACAGCTTGCCGACCTGCGGCGAGGACAGGTCCGGGCGCAACCGGCGCACCTCGCACATGGCCTCGTGGCGCGCGTCGCAGATAGCGCGCGAGCGGGAATGGCCGGTGATGTCGGAGACGCAGATGCAGCGGCGCCGCGCGACAGCGGCGATGATGTCCTTCACCGGCACCTTGGCCAGTTCCTCGACCTTATTATTCGACTTCGCCTCGCGCAGCGCAGAGGCGCGGATGGCCTCCGCCTCGGCGCGCGCCAGTTCAACGATCGAGGCCGCCTCGACCGCCGCCCGTGCCACCAGCTTTTCCGCCTCGCTCTTCGCGGTAGCGAATAGCGCTTCCCGTGCCAGAGCCCTGACGGTTTCGGTCGAGGATTCGAGCAGCCGCTCGGCCTGGTCGGTCGCCTGCCGCATGCGCTGCCGGGCGACCAGCTCCGGCGAACGCATGTCGAGGCGCGGCAGGCCGCGATCGAGCTTGCGGAGCGCCTCAGCCATTGCCACCTCCATCGACGATGTGCAGCAGCACGGAGGTGGCGCCCGCCATCGGCATGGTGCCACCGAGGTTGCCGCGATGGCGCGGCTTGCCCAGCGTCTCGAACAGCGCATCGAGGTAATCCAGCCCCTCGCCGAATGCGGCCCGGCGACAGTGGTACTGGAACACCGGGCGCCAGTGCAGCAGCGTCACGACAGGCGCTTCCAGCAGCACCGCCGCGCGTTCCTGGTCACCATCCGCGTCACGCATGCGGCGGCAGAACGGGTCCATATCATTGGTCATCGACGCACCTTCAGCTTGGCGATTTCGGAACGTGTTTCACGGGACACAGGTGGTGTAACCATTTGATCTAAAATGGATTTCATCGTCACGCGGCGGCGCGGATCACGCGTCAGATAGCGGTATGGATCGAGCCCGGCATACTCGCAGAGCAGCAGGTAGTTGCCGGCCGAAAGCACCTTGCCGTTGATGGCGCGCGACAGCATCGCGCGGTCGGCTTCCGGCCAGACCTCTTCTGCACGGCGCAGCGAATAGCCCAGCGCATTGAGCCGGTCGCGGAAGGCGTCGCCGAACTGGTGGAAGGCGATTTCAGCCACGCCGCCGCCCTCCGTTTCCATTTATTGTATCTACAATAATTGTTGACGGCATCGTATTTTTTGCATATACAGAAAATACGAAAGGGGACGGGCGATGAACTTCGAATGGGACAGCAGGAAGGCCGAAGCGAACCGCGCCAAGCATGGCGTGGCGTTCACCGAGGCCCAGCGCTTCGAGTTCGACACCGCCTATGAATACGAGGACCGGGACAGCCATGGTGAAACGCGCATCGTCGCCATCGGCCTGATCGGTGACCGCGTCCATGTGATGGTCTATACCGAGCGCGGCGAGACCATCCGCGTGATTTCGCTTCGCCGCGCGACCAGTCAGGAGGTCAGGAAATATGTCGACAATCTCTAGCCGCGAAAGCGCCCGCCGACGCGCCGAGGCATCGCTGGCAACCATCAGCGCCGAGGAAGACGCCGCCATCCATGCCGCCGCCCTGGCGGACCCGGACGCGCAGCCCCTACCCGACACGCTGCCGCCACGGCGCGGCCGGCCGAAGGCGGCGCAGACCAAGATGCAGGTGCCGCTGCGCCTCGACGCCGACGTCGTCGCGCGCTTCAAGGCCGATGGCCCGGGCTGGCAGTCGCGCATGAACGCGGCGCTGCGCAAGGCGGCGGGGCTGTAGGCGCTACGCATCGCCGGCCCCCTTCAGCTTGCGGTCCAGCGCACGTTTCAACCGCCGCAACTGGCGTTCGGTTTCCGGATCCGGCTCGCGCACCTTGGTCTCCGGCCAATGCGTGTCGCCGCGCAGCCGCTTGGCCTCGACGGCGGCAGCATAGGAGCCGGCGGAATCCTTGGCGGGATCGTATTTCCGGCGCTCGCTCATTCCGCCGCCTCCGCCGCAGGCTCGTCGCCGGCGATGCCGAGCAGGTCGAACATGGTCGGAATCGAGCGCTTGGCCTCGGCCTCGCGGCAGTAGCGCAGGCCATCGCGGAAATAGGTCGCCGACAGTTCCGAGGCCTGCCCGCGCCGCCCCTTCAAGATGGCCCTGAAGGGTACAGTCATCAGGCCGCCGAACGGATCGTAGATGACGTCGCCGGGGTTGCTGTAGCGGTCGATCAGCCGGTCGACGATGTCGAACTGCAGCGGGCAGACATGCTTTTCGAGGTTGCGGAAGGCCTGCTCGCCGTTGAGCGTGCGCATGCGCACCACATCGGTCCACACCGCCGGATCGTCCGACTTCGGATCGAGCGTCATGTAGGTTTTCGACAGAGCGTCGCGCGCGGCCAGTTCCTCGCCGAGCTGGACATGCTTTTCGAAGTCGTAGACCGCGCCCTCGAAACAGCGCTGGAACAGCTCGCGCAGCGGCTTCGGCCCGAGCCGCACCAGTTCGTCGGTCGTCAGCAGGCGGTCGCCCGAGGACGGCCAGAAGGCATGCGCGTCGAGCTGCCAGCGCGCCAGCGTGTAGCCGCTGCCCGGCACCTGGGCGCGGCGGTCGCCGTCGCTCCAGCGCTTCGTGCCGCCGTCGGCCGTGGTCACCAGCGGCTTGTCATGCACAACCGGCCGGTCCGCATAGCCGCGCGAGAGATCGCTCTGCGGCCGGCGGAACAGCAGCACATATTCCGGACAGCCGACGCCCATCTTGGTGGCGTCCTTCATCATCTCGGAATAGGTCAGGCGATAGGTCTGGTTGTTCTCCTTCACCACGTCGGTGACGATGGTGATCATGCCGATGTACTGAAAGCCGTGCTTCAGATAGTGAAAGATCGCCTCGGCATGGAAAGGCGACACGGTCGGCACGCCCTCGCCCGTCACGCTGCCGAACAGCACCCTGTCCTTGACATGGATGCAGGCCAGCCGGCCGGGCTCCAGGATGCGCAGCAGCTCCGGCGTAAGGAAGTCCATCTGCGCCCAGAAATGGGCGTTGTCGTCGGTATGGCCGAAGTCGTTATAGCTCGCCGTATACTCGTAGTGGTTGGCGAACGGGATCGAGGTGACGATCTGGCCGACGCTGGCGCTTTCCGTCCGCCGCGCCTCAAGCACCGCGTCATTGTGCGCGATGACGAAGCCGGCGCCACGCTCTTCCTGCCGGCGCACGCCGATCGAGCGCTGCAGCACGTCGTCGAGCGGCAGGCCGTCCAGCCCGTAGCGGCGGATGATCTCCGCCATGCGCGCCATCAGCCGGTCATGCTCGGCCCATTTACCCTCGAGGTTGCGGCGCACCTCGCGCTCGGCCTCGGAATAGATGATGTCGATGCGGCATTCATGGCTCTGGCCGAAGCGCACGATGCGGTGCACCGCCTGGATGAAGTCGTGGAACTTGAAGCCGACACCGACGAAGATCGCCCAATGGCAATGCATCTGGAAGTTGTTGCCGGCGCCCGACATTTCCGGCTTGGCGGCGAGGTCGCGGAACTTGCCTTCCTTGAAGCCGATCGCCGCCGCCTCATTGAGTTCGAGGCTTTGCGAGCCGTAGATCGAGCGCACCCCCGGCACCGCCGCCTCGATCGCGCGCCGCTCGTCCTCCAGGTCGTGCCAGAGCACGCGGTGCGCGTCCGGATCCTCGGCGATCAGTTCCCGCATCCTGGCGATGCGGGCAGGCAGGCTGTCGCGCTTGGCGGCGCTCGCCTGGGTAACGCCCAGTGCGGTGTTGCGGATGAGCAGGCCCTGGCCGTCACGATCGTAGCCCGCCGTCGAATGGTCGATGGGCACTTCATGCCAGTTGACCTTGACGGCCGGCAGCACGTAGCCCGCGTCGGAAAAGCCGAGATCTGCCGGCGATTGCAGGAAGACGGCCCAGCTATGCACCCACAGCCAGAACTCGTCCTCCTTGTGAGGAAACAGCGTCAGGTCGCCGGCCGATTCCGAATTGCGCTGGAAGAAGCGCGTCAGCGCCTGGCCGGTGTCCATCACGCCAAGGAAACCGGCATAGTGGATCAGTTCCTTGGTGCGGTTCGGCGACGGCGTCGCCGTGGCGACGAACTTGAAGCGAACCGCCTTGAACAGCGGCAAGAAGGTCTGGAACGTCTTGGTGCCATAGCCGCGCAGCACGGCCGCCTCGTCCAGCGAGGCCGCGACGAAGCGCGAAGCGTCGACCTTGCCGGCGAGCACGCTCTCGTAATTGGTCAGGTAGATGACATCATCGCGGATCGCATCGACCTCGGCGTCGGAGCGGATGAATTTCAGCGTGACACCGAATTCGCCATGGAAGCGCTCATGCGTCTCGGCGAAGAACTCATGGCGCACCCCGAGCGGGATGACGATCAGGCGCAGGCCTGGCACCAGCTTTCCGATCAAGCGCATCAGCTCGATCTGCATGAAGGTCTTGTGCAGTCCGAAGGATGCGAAGATGGCGCGGCTGCCGCCCTTCATCGCCCAGCGCACGATCGCGCGGCAATGCGGCGCGCCTTCCGGATTGATGTCGGCGAGGTCGACGTCGAACCCATCGGCCTTGGCGAGTTGCATCTTGCTGCGCAGGAAATCGAGATAGGGATCGTTGGCGCTCATGCCGGCACCGGCTTCCGGCTCTTACGCCTCGGTGTCCGTCCCAACGCCAGGTCACGGCGCTTCTGGTTTTCGATGTGGCTGACCATCTCCAGATGGTCGGGATTGACGCACAGCCGGTTGCGGCAGCGGTGGTCGATCTGCTTGTTGCGCGGCACGTAGCCGTATTCGTTGGTGAACGAGACGATATGCACCGCGCAGGTGCGATCGTTCAGCTTCATGCGAGGATAGCCGCCGCCCCGACCGGTGCCGGAATCGCTGCCGGTCCACAGGTGACAAGGCGTCTCGTAACCTGTGTCGACGATTTCGACGCAGGTCAGGATCCGGTCCCGGATGGTGGCGCGGCGGTCGCTCATGCCGTCACACGCGCATCGGCATCTGGAGGACGGTCAGCGGATCGCCGTCGCTGGTGATGACCGTGGGATTCGACGCGAACGGGGCCGGCGACGCGAACGTGACATGTTCTCCCCGGAGACCGTTCAGGATGGTGATGAGATAGTCGGCGTTGAACCCGGCCTCGGCCTGCCCCCCCCTCCCGTTGACCGCCAACGTCTCGGTTGCCGTGCGATCCCCAGTCTTCAGCTTCAGCGTCAGAACATCGCCAGCCAGTTCCAGCGCGACGCCTCTGAAAAACGCTTCGGAGAACGAGCGAATGCGCACAAGCCGGCGAAGCAGCGCCTTCCGATCGGCCGTGAAGAGCTTCGGCGCGTCTTGCGGGATCACCCGAAAAATGTCGGGAAACTTGCCGTCGATCAGCTTCGTCGCGAGAGATTGGCCGGCGAAATCGAACCGAGCGCGCTGACGCTCCAGATCGAAAACGCAGGCCTCCGGCTCCATCTTGCGCTGGCAGAGATAGTGGACGATGGAGCGCGGAATAATCGCGTTGACTGAGCCTTCCGGTGCGAAATCCAGCGGCATCATCGCCAGTTGATGTCCCGACGTGGCAACGAGCAGGGCTTTGCCCTCGCTGTCATGAAGGATGGCGACGCCGTTCAGGTAATATCGCGTTTCCTCTGTCGACATCGCGAACCGAATGCGGTTCATCGCCGCCACCAGTCCGAGGTTGCCGGTCATGGTGCGCGGCCCGATCGGCTGCCCGAACGTCGGAAAGTCTTCGACTGGCAGAGAGCCCAACCGGTAGGACGAGCCGTTGAAGCCGATGGTGGCGGTTCCGTCTTCGTCCGAGATCGTCAGCTCTTCGTCTTCGTCGATGTTGGCAGCGAGCGACGACAGCGCGAACAGGTCAATGGCTGAGGCTCCTGCCATGGGTCCGATCGATGCGATCTTGACCGATAGTTCGGCGTCAAGGTCGGTGCCGACCAGGTGCCCGTCCTGAAACTTCACTGTCCCCAAAACCGGAACGGTGTTGCGCCTCTGCACAATGCCGCGAAAGGCGCCGAGCGCGGCCCTCAACTGGCCAGCGGATGCCTGCATTCTCATGCTGCATTCTCCTCTTGTTCATGATTGCCGTGATCGGCCTCAAACCCCCACGCGTCCCATCCCGGCCGCGCGGTGCGGGCGAACAGCTCCAGCCGCGCGACGCCGGGGAACAGGCGTTCGATCTGCTCCGCGAACCAATCGGGCTTGGCCGAGTGGCGGCCCTTGCGCTCGCGGTGAACCGTCTCGGGCTGGGTGCCGGGCAAGGGCGCGGCGATGTCGCCGCGGCGGCCGATCAGCAGCAGCTCGTGCCGGTCGCGGCCCCAATAGCCGGTGCCGGCAACTTCCTTGTCCCAGATCCAGTGGTGGACGTAGGTGAAGCCGCAGGCGCCAAGCACGCGCAGCGCGTCGGGCAGCATCGGGTTGGTGGCCCAGAGAAAGCACACGCCCGGATGCTCGCCGCCGATCAGGCCGGCCAGCCGGTCGCAGATTTCGTCGGTCGGCAGCGTCGGATAATGGTTCTCCGCGCTCTTCTCGCGCCCCGTCACCTCGGAGCGGACACCGAACCGCCAGGGCGGATCGGCATAGTAGACGGGATAGATTTTCGACAGCGCCGCCGGCGCGGCGGCCCGCCCCTTCTCGGCCACCATGTCCATATGCGCCAAGCGCACCGTGTGAGCGACCTTCTGCTGCTCGGCGCGGATCATCTTCGCGCCCCGCATATATTCCCGCACGTTCGGCTGGTCTGGAACGAAGGCGGTCTTGATCGGCTTGCGCGCCGGCTGCAGCACGCCGCAGCGACCCTCGACCTCGTCATGGTGGGGAATTTCCCCACCATCGACCAGGCCGCGCCGCACCGTGGCGACCGTCTTGTGGTCCACGCCCAGCATCGCGGCGATCGCGCGCGATGAGATCGACGGCGTGTCGCGAAGCTGGTCGGCGATGACGGCCTGTTTCTGCGCCGTCGACAGGTGCCGGCGCGACAGGTTCAGTTCGCGCGCCAGCTTGCGCTTGTCGCCCTCGCTCAGCCCCTTGCGCACGAAGCGCGGCCAGTCGACCAGGCCGAGGCTTTCGCAGATCTTCACCCGGTTGTGGCCGTCGATGATCTCGCCGGCTTCGTCATACTCCACCGGCACCAGCACGCCATGCTCGATGATCGAGCGTTCCAGCGACTGGAATTCCTCGGCGGAGAGCGGCGGCAGGAGCTGGTACTTGCTCATCACGCAGACCCCGCCGGCGGCTGGTCAATCGGCGTTTCGACAAGAAACCCGCCGAACAAGGCGGCTATCGACGTGAGTGCGGGGATGAGATGGGGACGGCGATAATCGTCCGTGACGGTCCTTGAATACCAATCCACCGGCAGCTTTTGGAGAACTTCCGCATAGGCTTCAGCGACGTCGGCCGTCTCGAAATACAGGTCCGACAACTTCATGCCTGTCGCGATGTGAGCGACTGAGAACGCCGGCTTGCCATCATCGGTCGAAATGTCGTCGGCCAGGTGGACTGCAAGCCCTCCGACAAGCTTCGCATCGATCGTTTTCAGAAACGGAATGCCTTCCAGGGAGACGCAGCGTATGGTGATCGACGTCATCGTCACACCATCCCCAGCGCGGCCTTGTAGAGGTCGAGGATGGCCTCTTCCTCCTGGCGCTCGACCTGGTCCTTCTTGCGCAGCCGGATGATGGTACGGATGGCCTTGGTGTCGAAGCCGGCGCCCTTCGCCTCGGCGAATACTTCCTTGATGCTCTCGGCGACTTCCTTCTTTTCCTCCTCGAGCTGCTCGATGCGCTCGATCAGCGACCGCAAATGTCCCGCGGCGACCGTCTGCGCCGTGCTGGTGGTCTCGCCGGACTGCAGTTCTTCCGTCGTCTCGCGGTTCTTGCCGCCCCTCGGCTTGCGCGGCTGGCGCGGCGCGTATGGATCGTATTCGTCCATCAGCCCAGCCTCTCCAGCACGCGCGGCGCCTGGCGCTCAGCGGGCGTGCCGCGACCGACGACGATGCACCGGTGAAAGGTGCAGTACTGGCCGCCGCTCGCGCCGGGCCGCCAGTCGGCCGGCGAAACCTCGACCGCGCAGAAGCGCGTCTCGGCGCCCTCCCCGCGCAACGGAAAATGGCACTGGTGGCTGGTCAGGTCGGCAAGCCGCCGGCCGATGCTGTTGCAGCCCGGCGCCTGCGGCGGCGCGATGCCGGCGATGATCATGGCGGCGGTGCGCATCAACGCCTCGCCATGCTATCGGTCGGCCTTCCGCCGGCGGCGATGTGCTCGTCGTAGATCGCGCGGCGTTCGGCGACCGACAGCGGCTCCCCGCTGTCGAGATCGACGAAGGCGCAGGCATCGCCATCCTCCAACAGCATGTCGTATGTCGGCGCGCAGCACTCGCCCAGCGTGCCGGAAACATCAGGATAGGTCGGCGCGCCGTCGTCCAAAGGCTTGCCGCAAGCAAGGCAGGCGGTGCGATCGTGCATCACTCGCCTCCCACAATCTTGAGGCCGCCCTGGGCGCGTGCGCCGGCGAGGATCTTGCGGTATTCGGCGGTGCCGGCCTCGACCTTGGAGAGCGCGCGGTCGATCCGCTGCGTTTCGGCCGGCGTCAGTTGCCCGTCGGCGAAGGCGAGCGCGCCCTCGGTCATCAGCTCGCCCATGCGCACCACGGTTTCGGCGTGCGCCGACATCACGCAGCCATTGACCGGCTTGGCTTCATCCTCGGCGAAGCGACGCCCGCGAGCAGAGGAGATCGCCTCGCTCATGTCGAAGCGTCCCGTCTCTTCCTCCAGAGCGAAGATCGCCGGGAGCTCCATCAGCTCGGGGCTGTCCGAATTGTACCAGCGGCCGACGACGCTCTTGGAATAGGAGCAGATCATCGCCGCGCGCTCGATGCCGCCGGCGGCGGCGATCAGGTCACGCTGCTTGGCCTTCAGCAGGAAATGGCGGGCATTGGCGTTCGGAACCATGGCTGTGTCCTCGCAAGGCGCAAAAGGTTTCCCGCGCCGGGAAATCCCGGCGTCGTTTCCCGTGGCGGGAAAGGTTTTTCGGAGTCAGAAAGCGGGTGTTGCTAAGGAGGCCCGCAAGCAGATGTCCTCATGGTCCGCCGCCCCGAAACCGGTTTGCCGCGCGCATGGCGAATGGCGGAAGGTCGCCAAGATCGATCTCGCCCGCGTCGCGCATGATCAGGGAATGGATGCCGATCGCATCAGCCGCGGCGGCGATCAGCTCGGCGAGGATATCCTGCGGTGCCCTGCCCTCATGGGCGGCAACCAGCGTCAGGATGAACATGCTCGCCTGCGAAAGGGGGATGACGGACGCTGCTCCACCAGCGGCTTCAACACGCCGTCCGTCATCGTCTCCAGAAAAGCCGGACGGCGCGGACCGCTGGAGATCAGCCGCATCGCCATCCCTACTCACCTCTCCCGCCATCGGGATGCCCGTCGCGGCACTTGCCCGACCGTTGTCCTCGGAGGTTTTCGCTACGGGATTCGAAACAATGACCGCGCCGGCGGGAAAGGGGGGCGCCGGCGCGGTCTCGGCCTGCCCGCAAGGTGCGGCGAGCGGGCAGGCATTCGCGCGGTCAGGCTCTTGGGGGGCCGGCGCGAGGGGAAATTCGTAATCGGCCACGCCGACGTTGCGGACGGGGCTCATGCGGCCCGCCCTTCGCCTGCAGCGACATGGACCCTGACAAGGACGTCGCTTGTGATGGCAAGGCCGCCAAGACGCGCCGATTCGATCAGCGCCGGCCAATACTTCACGGGTATGGACTGTCGCCGCCGCATCTCGGATGCCGCAGAATGCTTGACACCGATGACCTTCGCTACCGCGCCGGTCCCGCCCATGCTGTCAAAGATATCGTGCACCGTATGCATGGCGCCGGATACAACATCAATCGTGTTGGCATGTCAACATGATTAGTGTCAAAACATCTGACAAGGTCGCCGCCATGACGACAATGGGCGATCGGCTGCGCACAGCCAGGGAAAAAGCAGGGTACACGTCAGCGCAGAAAGCCGCTGACGCGCTTGGGGTATCTGCCTCGACCTATCGCGCTCACGAGAACGGACAGAACGAGTTTGGTCCGATTGAAGCCGAGCGCTACGCCAAGCGCTTTGGCACCACCGCCGCCCACCTGCTGACGGGCGGAGGCATGGCGGAGGAAGCTGCTCCAGCCCCGGTTCCTCCGAGGCCGAACGCGAGCTTCCCGCCTCGGTACGAGCAGTTCCCGAGGACCAATGGGGTACCGGTGCTCGGCCAGGTCGTCGGCGGCCCTAACGGCCGCTTCATGCTGAACGGCCAGGAAGCGGGACGGGTATTCTGCCCGCCGATGCTGGAGAATGTCGACGGTGCCTATGCCGTGCGCGTCTATGGAACCTCGATGGAGCCCCGCTACTTTGCCGGCGAGACCATTTGGTTGAATCCGAAGGAGCCGATACGAACAGGAGATTTCGTTGTCGTTCAAGTACTTGGCGAGAACGACGATGAGACGAGAGACAGTTATATCAAGCAGTTCGTATCGCGCTCGAATTCGGTGCTGCGCCTTCGCCAGTTGAACCCGGACGAAGGTGAAAGCGAGATGCTGGAGTTTCCAGCCAAACGGGTCTTCTCGGTTCACAAGATAGTATTTCAGGCGAGCCTTTAGCGGCCCCTACCCACGTAGGGCGGATCGTAAGGTTTCGGTTTACCGAAACCCTCCTGGGGCATTGGCTGCACCGCAGGTGCCGGCACAGTTCTCGATACGTATGGACACCCAACTCGCTCGCTTTGGTCAGCCCGGATAGCCGCAAGACGCGTGAATGACCGCAGTCGTCGCAAGCCACATAAAGGCTTGAAAGTTCGATGATGAGCCGGGATGCATCGGGATTGTCGTTCGAGGCGCGCGGCATCATGCGCACCGGCTGCGTACTGTTTCACACATACTCATAGTGGCGCTCCCTGCCCTCTTCTTATGTGCGTCACCATGACTCACCAACGAGAACACAGCAAGAACAAATTCACTGATTCGTGAAGCGCAGTCATGGCCAATGTTGATGGCCATCGCAAAAATCAACACGATGTATGTTGACATGTTTCATGTTGATATGTGATCGTCGCCTCCTGTCGCAATCCCGCGATCGGAGAAAACCGATGATCACCTACCAGCCTCATCCGGCTATCGGCGCCTTGACGACGCCGGTTCCCGCCCAGCGCCCCGTCCTCGACCGCATGGTCGACAAGGTGCTCGAGATGGGCATGAACGGCGTTTCCGTCACCAAGGAATCGCTGTTCGAGAACAGCGACTTCACCCGCGCCGAGATCGAAAGCCACGCCGCCGAGGCCTGCGATATGGCCCGCTCGCGCGCCGTGCGCCGGGTAGCGTGATGCTCACCATCCCGCGCGAATTCAGCCGGCCGTCACCGGAAGAGGCAATCGCTCGCCCCTTCGCGTCCGCGATGCGCCACGCAGCCGCCGTCAGGGAAGAGAGCGTGGCCAACAGGCTGATCGCGGCGGCCGAACGGTCGTCCGACGTTGAGGCCTGGATATCCCGGCAGATCAAGGCAGGGTGCAGGCCGTCCGAGATCCTCGCCGAACTGGAGGCGAGCGATGCTTGACCGCGCCTGCGACGCCCTGGCCGGCATGCGCATCCGGCTCGCCCTGTCGGCGGCGTTCTTTTTCGCCCTGACATTCTGCACCCTCGCCGTGGGGGTGCGCTGATGCAGCCCTACGACCCTTGGACCGTCCGCGAGACGATCACCATCCCGCCCGACGGGCCGACGCGCGTCGTCTGCCATCTCTGGCCCGAATGTCAGTGCGGCGACGATTGCGCGCACCAGGAAGCGCCCGACGCGCCGGCGGCGCGCTGGATCCTCGCCGGCCTGATGGTTGCCACGGCCATTGCCGGCGGCGTGGCCCTCTATCTGGGCCTGCGCCCATGACGGCGTTCCGCATCCACTTCGCCGACGGCAAGACGATCGTCATCGACGCCGACACGCCCAAGGCGGCGGCCGCCAAGGCCACCGCCGCCGGCCACACCGGCCATATCAGCAAGATCAAGGTCGCGAGGGACGGTTGATGGCTGTCTATGTCGACAATATGCGCGCGCCCCTCGGCCGGATGGTCATGTGCCACATGTGGGCTGACACTCGCGAAGAGCTGTTCGCCATGGCCGACAGGATCGGCGTGGCGCGCCGATGGTTTCAGAGGCCCGACTATGTCGGCCTGTCCGGTATGACGGCCTCTTGGGAACACTTCGACATCGCCCAGTCGAAACGCGCGCAGGCCGTCGCCGCCGGCGCGATCGAGACCGATAGGTACGGCCCGATAGAGTTCGAGGCGCGCCGCAATGGAAACCAGGCGAAGCTCGACCAGATCGCACAGCTGCGCGCCAAAGGCTTCGGTGATGCTGCCAAGCCCACTCCGGCGACGCAGGGCCGGCTTCTATGACCGACCGCCCGATCCTCTTTTCCGCCGCGATGATCCGCGCCCTGCTCACCGGCCGCAAGACGCAGACGCGGCGAGTGCTGGACGTTCCCCCAGTCACCTTCGACGCCGTCTTTTGCGACGACGGCATCTGGTACATCGGCGACGCCACGACCGGCCAGCGTGAAGCCAGATTGCCTGTCCGGTATCAGCCCGGCGATCGCCTGTGGGTTCGCGAGGCGCATGCCATCCTGCCACGCACGGCCTACCGAATGAGCATAGGCACCGGGACCATCGCGCAGCGGGAACACCCGACTGACGGCTATTCGGCGGCCGTGTTTCGGGAGGGCTTCGATCGGTCCGGCAACCCTGGCTGGCGCCCCTCGATTCACCTGCCGCGCTGGGCGTCGCGTCTCACGCTGACCGTGACAGATGTCCGTGTGCAGCGGCTTCAGGATATCAGCGAGGAAGACGCGCAGGCCGAGGGCTGCATCAAGCTCAAGGTAACAGGCAGGGCGGCTGAATTTACAGGAAGCCAGTACCTCGGCCTTCATTGGCCGTCGTGTCGCGCATGGTATCGCGATCTTTGGGACAGCCTGAACGTCGCGCGCGGTTTCGGCTGGGATGCGAACCCCTGGGTCGTCGCCGTTACCTTCGCCGTCGCGCATCGCAACATCGATTCGGCGGAGGCCTGACATGCCGAAGATGCCGCGCCAGCGCAGCCTCCGTGACGTCCTCGAACCCGGCTTCTCGCTTGGCTACGAGCAGTTCAAGGAAGTCGTCGACTGGAGCCAGGACCAGGCGCACCTGACGAACGAGCAAAAGGCATGGGCCTTCTGCTTTGAACGCGTCTCCGTCGGGATGATCGAGGCGCTGAACAGCGCCGAGACCAAGTTCGAGCTGCCGCCCCACGAACTCGTCGTCGAGATGTGGAGCGCGGTCGGTAGCGCGCCGGCCACCATCAACGCGCAGGCCTTCCGCGTCGATCCGCAGGTCCGACGCCAGATGCTGCAAGGCATTAAGGCCAGCTACGACCGGACCATGAAGAGCATTGCCGAGGACAACGGCAACGCCGAACACCCATCCAACCCCGAAAAGGACTGACCATGGCACGCGCCAAGAAGACGGCCGACCAGCCGGAATCCGCCACCATCACCGCCTACAAGGGCTTTCGCGACGACCTGACCTGCCGCCCCAAGGACGGCATCGTCTTCCAGTACGAGATCGGCAAGACCTACAGGCACGACGGCCCCGTGAAGGCCTGCAAGAGCGGCTTTCACGTCATCACCGGCCATCCGCTGGCGCTGTTCAACCACTATGCGCCGGCCGGCACCCGCATTTGCCAGGTTGAAATCTCCGGCGCGACGCACAGCGACGACAACGGCGAAAAGACCGCCGCCGAGATTCTCACTGTCGGCAAGGAAATCGGCCTGACGCAGTTGATCCTCGACGCGGTCAAATGGGTGACCGATCGCGCCAAGCTGGTCGAGGGCGACCACACGGACGGCGATGGTGAAGCCGTCAAGTCGATGAAGGACCGGGGCGCTGCCACCGCATCAGGCACGCAGGGCGCTGCCACCGCATCGGGTGATTGGGGCGCTGCCACCGCATCAGGCACGCAGGGCGCTGCCACCGCATTGGGCCACCATGGCGCTGCCACCGCATCGGGTGACCGGGGCGCTGCCACCGCATCGGGTGACTGGGGCGCTGCCACCGCATCGGGTGACCGGGGCGCTGCCACCGCATTGGGCCACCAGGGCGCTGCCACCGCATCGGGTGACTGGGGCGCTGCCACCGCATCAGGCACGCAGGGCGCTGCCACTGCATCGGGGCGCCGGGGCGCTGCCACTGCATCGGGGCGCCGGGGCGCTGCCACCGCATCGGGTGACCGGGGCGCTGCCACCGCATCAGGCACGCAGGGCGCTGCCACCGCATCGGGCTGGCGGGGCGCTGCCACCGCATCAGGCTGGCGGGGCGCTGCCACCGCATCAGGCTTCGAGGGCAAGGCCCGAGGCAAGGAGGGATGCGCCCTCTTCCTGGTCGAACGCTCGACCAATGACGAAATCCTGCACGCCTGGGCCGGCATTGTCGGCCGCGATGGCATCAAGCCCGACCAGTTCTACCGCTTGGTCGGCGGCAAGCCGGTCGAGGTCGATTGATCATGAGCGCCGGCAGCGGAAAGGCAAAGCCGTTTCGGAGGCCGGACGCCGCCGAGATCGAGAGCTTTCTCGACTACGTTGCCGGCCTGATGGAGCGCAACCCGCGTGAACGGCATCTCATGCTGCCGATATGGCGGGCACTCGAACGCGAGCTGCTCGCGGCCCAGCAGGCGGAAGCCATCTACGACGCCGCGCGCCTTCGCCTCACACGCTCGCGGGATCAAACGGCAGCGCTATCTTCATAAGATTTTGCTGCCGCCATTCCAGATCGCCGCCCACGCCATAGTCCGGCCGGTCGATCGAATGCCCCATAAGAATCTTCCGCAGTTCCGCGTCGAGCCCACCGACCTTCATCCGATCCTCGAATGAATGGCGCAGCGAGTAGATTTTGTGCGCCGTCGTCGGAAAAAGCTTGTTCTCCTTGAAGTACTTGTTGAGCGCGCCGGAAAGGCTGTTCTCGCGGTTTCTGTAGAGCGGAAAGCCCGCCGGCTGTTTCTTCGCCGCCTCGAGCGCCACACCGACCAGCGGCACCTTGCGCCGGGACGATTCCGTCTTGATCTCGCGCGGGTCCTCGGGATCCTCGCGCGGTTCGATCACAAGATGCGGAACGGCATCCGAAAGCATGATGGTCTTGTCGTCGAGGTTGCAGATCTCGCTTGGCCTTGCTCCCGTCTCGACCATGATGAGCAGGATGCGGCGCGCCTCGTCGTTGAGCGTGGCGAGCTTGCCGGCCGCAAGTATCGTGTCCTTGATCCATGGTGTCGGGAATGGCGGGCGCTTTTTCTTGCGCTTCGTCGAGAAGCTCAGCCCGGCAAACGGGTTCTCCCGCCTGGGCTGGCCCATATGCTTGAAATAGGCTTCGAAGAGCACTCGCATGTTGCCGAGGTCACGGTTGCCCGAGGAGAACGACGCGGTCGCCCTTCCCTCCTTCGGCGCGATGCGACGCAACCAGTACTGATAGACCTTCTTTGCATGGTCGATGGTGATCTCTTCCATCGGTATGTCGCCATTGTGCAGGACGAAGTTATTGACCGCACGGCGCTTGACCTTCTTCCACTGGTCGCGCTGCAGCTGGCTCTTACCGATCAGTTCGTCGGCGACGATCTCGTTGCAGTAGAGGCTGAAGGCTTCGTTCACGGTCGTCTTCGGCGTCTCGACACTGCCCAGCAGCGGCTTTGCAACATCGTCCGCCTTGTTCTGCCCGATCGCCAGGCGCAGGCGCTCCACCAGGTTGTTGAAGGCATCCGGATCCTCGAACTCCGACGACGGCCGAAACGAATAGCCCATCGCCTCGACGCGCCGCACCGCGGCCTCGAACTTTCGCCGCGCAGCGTCATCACCGCCATCGACGATGAGCGAAGCCCACAGCGTATCGTCAGCCTCCTCGAGGAGGTCACGCTTGCGGCGCGCGACCTTGCGATCCGATGTTTTCAGGGAGATGCGGACATGCGGCGCCCGCTTGTCGAGATGCGCGAGCTTCAGCGGCACGCGCCGCTTGTAGTGGAAATTCCCCTTCCGCTCGATCAGGTAGCGGTCTTCGTCTTCCTTGATCTTGTCCCGGCCCAA